ACGGATAAGGGCAGAAAAATCACCGCCGCTTTGAACGCTCTCTTAGCCACATCAACAGAGGGTTTGGTGAAATTGACAGCTTGATTTCTTGTTTTTATTTGATGTTTTTGAGGTGTAAGATACTAATCAATGGCGAAATGGAAATCATGGAGTTTAAGCTGCCTATTGGCGAAATGCTTACGACGGCGGCAGGACTTGAAAATGTCATTCAAAAGACGGTTATTGACCTTGAACTTGGAAAAGAGGCGGTACCTCTTTTGTACGCGCCCATCTATCGAAGGATTGAGGATGCGAAATTTACCGAGCATGTTGATGCGTCAGCGTTTGTTAATGCTCAGGTGGTATTCCTAGAGCACATGGAGCTTGAGGAAGTGAAGTTTGGAAGCAGGAAAATCGGAGCTAAGGATACGGTTCCCATCATCACCTATTCCACTGGCCTTGAATGGACAGAGGACATGGTGGAATATGATAAGACTTGGGAAATGTCGGAGGCAAACAGAGCCATCGGAGAAGCATATAATGCTCTGCTAAACCACATACATTTGTATCCTATCGTCAATTTCAACTACCAGGCAAAAAACAAGACGGCAGCCTCTACGATAACCGGGGATATGTTGGTGAAGATGAGGAACACAATCAAGCAAGGGCTTAAGGATGCTGCCGAGGACAAGAATACCGATACTAAATCGCCGCGCCATCCTAATGTCCTGCTTGCGCACTCAAGTCGGCGCTGGGACATTGAAGAATGCCTGCAGCGTATGCAGGTTGGAGGCACGGTTTATCCGGCAATTAGCCAGATAAATACAATCATCTATTATGACGGCTGGAGTACGGCAGTAGGAGAAAAAACATACTCGTATCCCGGTGTGAGTGCGGACAAGGCATACCTCATTGAAGGACAGAAGTATTTCAGGGAGCTGGTAAAGCATGATTTGCGCATCGACGCCACCGGCGGAGATTTGAAGAAGCTCATCGAGAATGCGGTTGTCGGGAGGGCAAGACGCGGCGTTCTGACATCCCCTGCCAATGCGGTTCAGGAACTGACTTTGCCTGAATAAGGAAGGTGAAGTTAATGAGTAAATGTATCAACTGTGCCTGGTTTCCGTGGAAGCCGGGCACAGATTTTAGTATGGCTCCGCTAGTCAAATGCTATCCGGGAATAAAGGGAAAACGGTGGACAAACGAATCGGCGGATACGGAAAACCAGTGTCCGCATTTTAAGGCGGTGAACGATGATGATTCCAACACAGCAGCTGCGGGAAAAGCTGCGGAAGCTCCTAAACGAAGTCATACCGGAAGGAAAAAGTGATGCCGATACCCGATTTGCGGATGTGGAACTTGATATGCTTCTTGCCGAGTCGGTAAATATCTATGCATCCGCCTCTATCGGATGGACAATGAAAGCCGGACTGCTGCAGGGACAAATTGAGAGCTATTCTGCGGGACAGGAAAAGTATGACTTAACATCTCTGAAAGATCAGCTCTCGCATGCTCTTGTAATGGCAGAGCAATATGCCAAAATGTCAGAAAAGCTGCCCGGTGTTTCAAAGATTGAGGGAGGCATAATCCTGAAGATAACTCCACCGGAGGTATTATGATGGACGATGCAACTTTTTATGTAACTCTGCGCAGGGAAAGCGCACTCTGGTCAATTAGGCAAAATCCTACCGAGATACTGATAAAAAGGATACAAAAAACAGAAAAAGACGGCTGCTTTGAGGAAACCATTACGCCGGCAGGCCCGTTTACTGTACGAATATTCAAAAAGGGATCGGGACAGTCCAGAGGGACAAGTAATCTAGGCGGTACTTTCACCACAGATTCCGGCTGGGGATTGATCGCGGACTGGCAGACGGATATAAGAGCGGAAACCAATGTGAGAGACACTTTCGAAGTGCCGGGACTTGGTTCCTTTATTGTTATGTCTGTTGTTCCGCAGAGAATTGCCGGACAGGTAGTCGCCTATCAGGCTGATTTGGAGTTGGTGAGTTAATGCATGAGATTGAACGGATGATGCAAGAACAGGTTAAAAGAAGAGTTGCCGCGTTCCAAGTACTGCTAACCGGTTATGCGTCAAAAATGGAACGATGGGCAAAGGAAAACAGACCATGGAAAGATCGAACCGGTCATGCAAAGCAAGGAATTCAAGGCGGATTAGATATTGAGCCGGATAACCTTTTTATACTGTATATGGCTCATACAATGCATTACGGCGAGTATCTTGAGACCGGCACCGGTATTCATGGTCCAAAGAAAAGACCTATAAAGCCGATAAATAAGAAGGCTTTATATTGGCCGGGTCTTCCCCGTCCTGTCAAGCAATCAAAAGGCATGAAGCCGCAGCCGATTCTAAGGCCTACGGTGCAGAAGTTTATACCCTTGATCATAAAGGATATTAAAAAACTCTGAGGAGGCGTGTAATGAGAAAAGAAATAAGAGATAAGCTTATCAATGACATTCCTCAAATCGGAGGCAGAGTTTATGAGCCGCATGCGGCAGGCGTCAAAACTCTAAAACCATATTTAATTATCCGTCAAGGCAATGATGATTACGGCGCTTGGCTGGGAGATCAGAATGTTATTGAAGTGTGGCCATATGTTGCGAGAACCACATTCAGGGAAGTTGATAATCTGGCTAAATCGGTCATAGAATCGCTGGACAAGAGGTTGATACTTACCGAGTCAGGCGAGGTGTTCACATGTATTTATACAGGTTCGCCTGATGAGGACACAGTGGATGAGGATTGGGACGCATGCACAAGACTATTGCAGTTCGCAGTACTCTCGTTTCCGTCACATGAAACCACTGAGCCTGATCCTGTGGCGGCATTAAATAACTGGGTGTCTGTAAAGTTTTCGTCGTTACAATTAGACTCAAAAAGGTGGGTTATAAATGACGATACTCCTGCGATTTACTGGAGGCTGCTGGGTTTTAGCGCAACGGAATATTTGAATACAATAACATGGGCGGAAGCTACTCTGATGGGGCATGTGCTTGCGCCGTCGCCAATCGGCAGATTGAAGTGGGTAAAAAAAATAACTGAAACAATGGCATTAACGGAATGTATATATTTGGCCGATGGGTCTCCCCTGTTCTTTAAATCGGTAGCGGCAGACAGTCAGGCCGACCATATCAAGCGAGGGCAAATCAAATTGACAGTAAAATATGGTCTGGTGCCGGAAGCGGAAATCAGTGAAAAGCTGAATCACATCTATCATGCGGGAATTATTCCCGGACAAGGAGGTTAGTACATTGAAGAAACAAAAGGAAATCAGCAAGGTTGAACAAGAAAGCAAATACCTTTTGCAGGAGCTTGTCGAAGGTGCACCGAGTGTGTTCGGCTTCAGCGCGAACATTATGTGGGCAGCACTGGTGCACGGCGGCAAGACCGAATACACTAAAACCGAAGCCAAAGCCCTCGCAGAGAAATTTGCAAAAAAGGAGGTTAAAATCTAATGGGAGCATTCTATAAATTAGGACAGCAGATGATCAGGCCGGGCATTTTTTTTCGCATATCAAATGCCGGAGGTGCGAGTGTGCCTGGAGTAGGACTGGGAAAGTGTGCGGCAGTATTTAGAAGCAACTGGGGGCCGCTGGGTGCAGTCATTTACTGTTCGGAAAAGACACAGGTTGAACAACAGTATGGGGCGCACGACGGCATTACAAATTTAAGCGATGTAGCAGTGCAGCAGCTTAGAAACGTCACTGAAACAGCTTGCATAAGACTTGGAACAGGAGGAACCAGAGCATCTTTGCTTATCAAGGACGGCTCTGTGGCACCGGGAGTCGATGTGGGTACGCTTCGTTTAAAATACCCCGGTACACGTCAAATTACGGTTAGCATTCAGGTAAATCTGTACAATAGTCAGTTGATGGACATCATTGCGCATGAAGGCACACGGGAGCTTGAAAGGCTCACCTTCCCCATCGCTGCTAATGTAGTTGATAATTTACGCGACACAGTAAACGGTAAGTCTGAGTATTTTGAGTTCACAAAGATGGTAAACGGAAACGGGACATTGAGGATTATCGCTCAAAGCGCACTGACGGGAGGAGTAGATCCGGTAATTACCAGTCTTGATTATGACAATGCGCTGAATGTGCTGGAGCCTTTTGAATGGGACGTACTGGCTATTGATAGCGAGGATGCCGCCATCTTTACGCTTGTGCAAAGTTACATCAATAATATTTTTCAGCGTGGAAAGCTGGTCAGAGCTGTTGTAGGTCAAGGCAGTCCGGTAGTTTATGCGACACGGCTTACGAATCTGAGAGCTTTAAATGATTTTTTGATGCATTATTGCATCAATGGTTTCATTGAAAACGGTGAGAACATTCAGGGCTATCGCGCTGCAGCCAGAATATCCGGGCTGGTAGCATCCGTTACCGCTCCGCAGAGTCTTGCGCACTATGTTATTAAAGGCGCTACCGGACTTACCGAAAATTTTGAGAACAGAGCAGATGAAATCATATCTGCCGGCGGAATTGTGTTTACAATGAGTTCAAAAAAACAGGTATGGATTGAGTCTGGCGTCAATACTCTGGTTCTTCCGGATGCAGGCTTTGATGAAGGCTGGAAAAAAATACGCAGAGTGACTACACGATTTGAGGTCATGAAGCGTATCAATACCGCTACAGAAGGACTTATAGGCAGAGTCAATAACGACAAAAACGGAAGAGCAACTGTTAGAATGGCAGCGCAGGGCGTAATCAATTCTATGATCAATGAAGAAAAGCTCTTGGAAGGCGCACAGATATTTGAAAATCCTGACTTCCCGGCACAGGGAGACAGTATGTGGTTCAAATTTATCGGAGATGATCCGGACAGTGGCGAGAAGTTCTACTTTGACTTCATGTTCCGGTTTGCTCCGATACAATAAGGAGGTAACGTATAATGCTTGATTACAGGAAAATCTTAAACGGAAGGCGCGGCAAGCTCTACGATGATGAAGGAAGGCTGCTTGCAATGATCAACACGTGGCATGCTCAGGTCAACATAACAAACACAGACTATAGGCCTGCAGGAGAAGCATTGGCGGTTGCGATTTTTGATTCGTACACCGTAACGTTGACCTTTACGGAGACAGTCATCGAGGATGAAACGTTCCTTGAACAGTTTGTCGCTGCCTTACGCAGAAAAGAGCAATTCATAATGAATTTCATGGGTGTGATTGAGGGGCACGGTAATGGTGAAAGCAGGCTGATATTCCGAGACTGTACTCCTGATGCCGCAATTGATCTTGCAAACATTCAGGTTGGCGATATTATTAATCGAGCATGGAGTTGGAGGGTTAACTCACCGCCGGAATTGCAGGAACTGCTCGCGGCATAAAAATCACTGCCACAAATAATGGAGGGAATACAAATGGATGTAAAAGAACGCAAAATATTCGTTGGCGCTGCGGAGGATAGAGTTAAAGCAGAAGAAAATCAAGAGCAGGTTACGCAAGAAGAACTCTTAATGAGTGAAAATGAAATCTTGCAGGCTATGATAGAAACTGCTGAAGAAAAAGAGCACAATTATAAACAGGTTCAAATTATCCGCGACAAGGCAGTCAGGCTCACCTTTCGAGTCAGAGGTTTAAGCGAGGATGAAATTCAAACCTGCAGGAAGAAAGCGGTAACAAAGCGCGGCAAAAAATACGGCGTCAGCATGGCTGAAGAAATTGACGGAGTACTCTTCCGGAATATGATTATCTACACGGCTACTCATGAAGATGATCGTAAAAAGCTGTGGGATAACAAGGCTTTCTGGAAGAAATACAACCTTGTCACCGGCACTGAAACTATCGACAAAATAATGCTTGGCGGCGAAAAAGAGCGTGTCACTGATTTGATTGATTCACTGAGCGGCTATGACCTTGAGCTTGACGACATAATAAAAAACTAATTGACGCCGGGGGGAAATTCACTCTGCTGGACGAAATATTCTGGGAAACAGGCAGGACACCGGATGAAATCATGGCTAAACCATACTATATCCGGAGGTTCTGCCTTAACTCTGCCGAGCGTAGATTAATCCTTACAGCCAAGCGGAGTGAGGCGACGGTAAACGAGAAGCAGTCAAATCAAATGATACTGTCAGGAAGGTGATGATAATGACAGAAGAAGTGTATCGCATAGAAGTCCCCATACATGCATCAGACAACACTGATCCGGCAATCAGTACCGCCAGCAAAAAGGTTTATGGCTTCGAGAAGGCTATGGGAAAGATGGAGCAAAAGATGAATCAGGTACGACGTTCCAGGCTTGAGATCGTAGCAAGTGCTATAGACAGGGCTACCAAGGTTATAGGTCTTATCGGAGCAAAGGCAAAGTCGATTGCCGGCAAAACGTATAATATCGCCATTGGAGTAAAAGACATGGTCACGAGACCATTGAAATCAATTACGGGATTTGTGACATCCACCATTGGAATGTTGACGGCGGGAGCCGGTATAGCCGGAGGTATTGTAATCCCTATGCGGATATCAGGTGATTTTGAGCAAACGCAGTTTGCGTTTGAGACAATGTTGTCGTCGGGCGAAAGGGCTAACAGGTTTTTGTCTGAAGCTGAAGACTTTGCAAATAAGACGCCATTTGAGTTTCCGGAGCTGCTTCAGAGCGCACGGCTTATGAAGGCATTTGGATTTGAAATAGAAAGTGTTTTGCCCATGATGACCCTGATTGGAGACACGGCGTCCGGCCTTGGGGCAGGAGCTATGGGCATAGAGCGAATTAGCCGAGCGCTTGGACAAATGAAAGCTAAAGGAAGACTTCAAGCCGGAGAGCTTCTCCAGCTGCAGGAGCTTGGAGTACCGGCTGCGGAAATTCTTCAAGAAGAATTAGGCTTGACAGCTGAACAGGTAGGAGATATCGGCAGAGAAGGTGTGGAAGCAGGCAGAGGCATTGATGCGCTTCTCCGGGGTATGGAGAAACGTTTTGGCGGCATGATGGCAAAACAGAGCACCTCCGCCATAGGCTTGATCTCCACTATCAAGGATACGATTCAAAACAAGCTGCTGCGGCGTTGGGGCGATGGGTTATGGACAGGTATTAAACCACAGCTTGGGCGAATTGTGGATTGGATTGATAGGAACAAAGAACAAATCAGGCGCTGGGGAGAGGAATTCAAAAAAGCCGGTGAAAACATCAGTGTATGGGTTACGTCCGGCCTTGAGCAGGTTGGGAGAAGAGTTTCAAGCCTGGTTAACAGTACGGATTGGAAAAACGCAATAACTCTTGGTGAAAAAATGCAGTTGGCTTGGGACAAAATCATAGCGGAACCGTTTAATGATTGGTGGAACGGAAAAGGGAAAGTATGGTTGAGTGAAAAAGCTCACAGTATGGGCAAAGGGATAGGCTCGGTGTTAAAGACCGGAATTCTGGGACTTCTTGGAGTTAACACTCAATCGGCCGTTGAAGAAGGAGCCAATATTGGCTCCTCTTTTGCGGAAGGATTTGTTAAGGGATTTGACGCTAAACAAGTCAGAGAAGCTATCATGAATGCATTGAAAGGTATAGTAAAAGATGCGGCGACGGTTATGCCGGGCGGTGAAAGTACATCCGCAACCGGATGGCTTTCAGCTCTCTTGCTCAGTGGTGCGTTTTTAAAACTCGGAGGAGGAAAGCTTCTTGGCGGTATTGGCAAACTTGGAGGAAAGCTGACTACTGCAGGTGCGGGTGCGGGAATAGCGACAGGGACAACTGCAGTTACTGGTATGGGAGCCGCAGGGACAAGTATAGGAGCTGCTGCGGTTACAACAGGAAAGATAGCTACTGCAGGTATAGCGACACCTGTCGGTTGGGCTGCCGGTGCATTAGGAGCCTATTCCGCAATCAACGACTTTATACACGCAGCGGATACTAAAAATGTTAAGGAGAACAGGGATGCCGTTGCGAGCGGAATTTCTAAAACCGCCATGATGGCGTTAGGTGGCGCAATTGGCACTGCAATACTGCCGGGGCTGGGTACAGCTATCGGAGTCGGCATAGGGGGCATTGGTGCTCTGTTATATGGCGGAAGTCTGGGAAAAACAATATCGGGATGGATTGACGGCAGCGGAAAAATTGAAAAGACTGCAAATGACTTACGCTCTGCCGCTTACGAATACCAGAACATGGCCGACAAAGCAGGCAGCACGAGAGTTCTTACTAGGGAGTATGAGCGACTTAGTAAAATGATCAGTGAAGGCAAGGGTACATCCGAGGAAATGTCTGAAGCGAAAAGCCAGTTGCAAAGGGTAATAGAAAGCCTGTCGGCAATATACCCGGGTCTTATAACTCAATATGACATTGAAAATGGGAAGCTTAGAGAAAAGCTGGGATTGCTCAATGACATCACAGAGGCGGACAAAAAATCCGCAAAGCTGAAGCTGGAACAGGAAGTCGCTTTGGGCGAAAAGAATTTTTCTAAAATCGAAGAACGGTTCAAGGCTTCAAAAGACAGAACGGACGCACTGTATGAAGAAAAAAATGCGCTGGAGAAGGCAATATCACAATTTAAGACATACGAGATTGAAATGATGAAGCTACTGCAGGCAAGAGATGAAGAAGGATATGATTGGGGGAAAGATTCAAAAAGAGTTAATTCGTTGATTGATAGGATCAATAAGGTGGCACGGACAGTCGGGTATGATTTCAGTGGCAGCGGCTTAACCGGATTTGCATTTGCTATGCAAGATAGGACATTTGAGGAAGAACGAAGAAAAATTATTGATGCCCTTGTACAAGAAGATGAGCAGCTTACACAACTAAGAGATCAATACAGCAGCCTTTACGAAGCGAAAAAAAAGCTCATTGAATTTGACCTTGGATCCACACTCGAAGATCAGGCGAAAAAATACCATCTGTTGACTGAAGCGGAACAGGGACGATTCCTTGATGCCATTGCAAAAGTATCCGAACTGGAACGTAAAATGAATGAACTTCCTACGGAGAAGAAAATCAATATTGATGTGCTTGCTAGGTATATGAGTGAAAGCAGGCCGAACAAGGGCGTTTATGATGAGTATTATCCGCATACTTGGAACTATCCTCACGCCTATGGCGGCATTATGACAAAACCTCATGTAGGATTAGTTGCTGAGGCCGGCCCTGAAGCTATCATTCCCCTATCCTCCGCTAAGCGTAATCGCGGAATGAGCCTGTGGGAGCATGTCGGCAGAGTATTTGGGATGTCGGCTATGGATAAGCCTTTTAAAGCATATGACAAAGGCGGTATTGCTGGGAACGCATTTGAACTGCCGGAAACAAATATGATGGTTGAAACTAAAAGCGAAAAGTCAGCGATCCCCATACCTTACCCTAACACCAATAATCAAACAATAAACCTGATCTTGCAGGCTAACCCCACATATAAAATCGAGAGCGCTGCTAATGCACAGGATATTCTCCGGATCATCCGTGAAAACAACATTGAGCTTGCTGATGAGCTGCTGGATACAATCTCTAAATTTTTGCCCGCAATATTAAAAAATACTGTTATTGTGCCGGGGGTGTAAAGATGGATTTTTATCTGACTGATATAAAGACAAATAATCGCATTCATCTCCCGGTAAACCCTGTACTGGTACCTGTGCCGGGGAGATCTGCGATGATTGAATACAATTTTATGGATAAGGGTAAAAGGGCATTTCCCAATGGCAACGATGCCGAGGAAATAACGTTGGAGGGCTTTTTCCCGCAGCGAGTCTTGCGTAACATGTCATATGTTAAATCATGGAGAAGTCCAAATGAGCTCATTAAGGAATTGGAGAGCTATCGAACATCGGGACAGATGCTGAAGCTTCTGATCACCGAAACACCTGTCAACATGGATGTATTTATAAAAGAATTTACACCGGTATGGGGGTATGTGGACAGAGTTCCCTATACAATTGTGATGGTTCGCGCAGAGGACTGTATTATACCGGTGTATGGGAGCAGACAAGCCAATCGCGGCAGCGCATTTGCATCCTCTAGATCGCAGCCACCGGCAGCAAGCACATATACAGTAAAATCTGGCGATACGCTTTGGGGTATCGCTCAAAGACACCTCGGAAACGGTCGCAGGTATACAGAAATCCATGCCATAAACAAACCACCTTTAAGCTCCAATCCAAACCTGATTCGACCGGGTCAGGTCCTTAAGCTCCCGGTATAAAGGATGCAAGGATGTGGATGTATGATTGATATTCGGAAAATACAATATACCGTTTCAATTTATGACAAGCATGGACACCTGCACAATGTTACTCCTTTATTGCAGAGCACATCATTTGGCGAGACGGATAGCGAGCTGGCATGCAGAATGACGGTGATGTTCAAAAACCAAAAGTACAATGAAACATATATGACTTCCCTAGCTTCGCCGGGCACTGTGCTTTTGATTCATGCTGACTGGGGAGCCGGTAATCATGAGGTATTCCGGGGAGACATCAATATATGGCATTACCGGAGCAGCAGCAAGAAAGACCTTGATCTGAATATTTTTGACGACTTGTATAAATTACAGGAATCCGAAGAGGTACACTACTATACCGCAGGCACCAGCAGCAAAACAATCATTCTGGAGATGTTCGAGCGCTGGGGAATACCATTGGCAACCTATAACGGGCCTGACTTCCCTATGCCGGCGTTCCCTATCAAAGCGGAAAAGCTCGGCAATGTTGCAGCAAGAATACTTGAGCTTGCCGAAGAACGTGGATATGGTCAATTTATTATTCGGATGAATAAGGGCAAAGCTGAAGTTGTTCCGCGTGGGTCAAATACAGTGGTATATCATTTCTCATCTGCCAACAATACTATTCTGACGAGTGACCGGGTCAGCATTGAGAATCTGCTCACACGGGTCAAGGTTGTAGGTCGCGAGGATAGCAAAGGCTGGATGCCTGTGGAAGCTGTCCTTGACGGGAAAACTGAATTCGGTATCAGGCAACGGATATATCAAAGACCGCAGGATGACAGCTTGGCAACCGCACAGGCAGCGGCAAAAAAAATTCTTGAAATGAACGGTTCGCCAGAACGTTCAATCACCATTGAGGCCCCGGACATCCCTTTTCTTAAGAAAGGCGACAAAATTTACATTACTGCCGGAAACCTGTCAGGCTATTTCTTTATCAAAAACATACAGCATGACTTAATAACGAGAATTATGCAAGCGGAGGTAGAGACATGAAGAATTTAACTGGCTTTAGTGGGTTTGGAGCCATGCTAAAAGGGCAATTAGAGGAAATCCGGAAAGAAAATGTAAAGCGGCCGATTATTGAATTAGCTGTCATTCAGTCTGACTACAGTTTGATTACCGACAGTTTTCCGGTACCTATACCGAAATCTGATTATTCAGTTTGTCGAAGTCTTACAATAGATGAAGCTCAGCCGCTCACCAAAACACAGCCTGCAGGCAACCATATTCATGAAGTCATAGTGCCGGATACACTGCGAAAGTTAAAACCGGCAGACCGCGTGCTTGTGGCATGGGTTGGAGGAAACCGGGTTGTGGTGATTGATATAGTACAACCGGGGGAGGTTTTATAGGATGGATAAAAATCTTTATCCTGTATTTGAAATACCTGATATGTCCGCACAAACGCAAGACAGTAGGGCTACTTACGGGAAGTCATGGCAGTTTGATTTTGAAACCGGAACATTTGTGACAAATGGAGGGAATCGCATGGTGGAGGCTGACGAAGCCGCCGCCTTAATGCAATGGTGTATCGGAGCATGCATGACTCCTAGGGGAGAGTACCTTGCCTACAGTAACCAGTATGGCATTGATATTGATGAAGTACGAAATCAACCTACAAGAAAGGCTATGGAGCTGGCGCTTGAACGCACCATTACGGAAGCTATATTGATTAACCCAAGGATAGATTCTGTAAAAGAATTCAGGTTTGAATGGTGTGCTGACGGAGTATATGTCAGCTTTGAAATTCAATCCAAAGTTGGTGACTCTCAACTCATCGGTATTCCCTATCGCATTTGATTGGAGGTGATACATAGTGGTGATAAGACCAAGAGCCTTTGAACTGCCGGAGTTTTTAAAAACTGAAAATGTTGATGAAATCTATGAAAGATTAAGCCGGATGGCCAGAGAAAAAAACATTGATATCACTGAAGGAGCATTGTTTTTTAATGCTGTTAAGCCGGTAGCTCTTGACCAGGCAGAACGTGATCAGTTTAAACGAATTGAACTTTTTAAACTCATATGGCCTGATTGGTCATACGGAATATGGTTGGAGATGTTAGGCGAGGCTGCGGGTATAACACCTAAAAAGCAAGCAACCTATGCAGAAGGTGTTTTAAAGGTTCGTGGAGTACCGGGCACTCTCATCCCGATTGACTATGTTTTTGCGACAAGAGCGACGAGTGGAAATCCGTCTATTTTATTTAAAGCAAAGCAATCAGTTACCATCGATTCAAGCGGACTTGCAGTCATCAATATCAAAGCCATGGAAGCAGGTGTAAAAGGAAACGTGGGAGCAGAAACCATCACTCTCATGACTGTACCTATGAACGGGATCATTAGCATCACAAACGAACAGGCTGTCACAGGCGGGACTGATATTGAAGATGAAGAAAGCTTCCGACAAAGGGTACTCAATGCCAATCAGCAGGAAAAGCTCTCAGGCGCGGTATCTGATTATATACGTTGGGCAGAAGAAGTGGCCGGAGTCGGTAAGGCATATGTCATACCGGAATGGAATGGAGCCGGGACGGTGAAGGTCGTGGTTATTGACGCCAACGGACTTCCCGCAAACCAAAGCATACTGAACGACGTACAGTCGCATATAGCTCCGACGGGGCTGAATCGTGGAGGCACAGCTCCGGTGGGACATCGTGTCACCGTTGCAGCTCCTCGGCAAAAAACAATAAACTATACATTTTCGTGGCAGCTTTCCCATGATGTTAATAAAGACGAGATTATAACCAACTTTAAAAAGGTATTAAATGAGTATTACATGGATATTGGCGTCGGCGGCCTCATTCACTATAACAGGGTGGGAGCTTTCCTGATTGGCTTGGAAGGTGTAATAAATTATAACAATCTTGCTATCAATGGCAGCACGTCGGATGTCACTCTGGAGGGCGATGAATTCGCAGGAACAGGGACGGTGGTAGTGTATGACTGATTTTGATAGTCTTACAAGCCAAACCGGAACTAAGATGGCTACATACATCTTGCCGCTATGGCTAAGCAAGGAAATATTGTGCATCTTTGATGCCGTTGGCAGAGAATTCGATATTATTGACAGCATGGATTATGACGTTTTTATTCAGTTTTTCCCGCAGACAGCAACTTGGGGTCTCAAGTACTGGGAACGGCTTCTGGGACTTTCAGTGAATGAAAGTATCCCTATGCATATCCGCCGCAATGAAGTTATGGCCAGGCGGATTACCCGCAATCCTGTTAATCCAAAAAGGATACAAACAGTAGTGTCACAGCTTACCGGCAGACATGTGGATGTTGATGATTACTTTATGGACTACACTTTTGGAATAGAAATTAATCAGCAGGACACAGTGCCTATTATACTGTCTCCGGTTATTCGGGAGGTGAACAGACTTAAACCATCAGCATGGGCGTATCTTATCAGCTTAAGTCACACGGTAGGAATAACTGTTTCTCCCTCAATGTTCATCTATAATGTTAAGTATCCTTTCTGCGGTGAGTTGGTTTGCGGGACATATCCCAATGAAAATAAGGCAATCGACCAACAAACAAATGTAAGCATCCAGGCATCGAGCTATCAGGTAAGTCAGTCATATCTATAGGTTGGAACTTTTGTATGCGGAAGCGAGGAAAGTGAAATTGAAAACATGGCGATTTGGGTAAACACGGAATTTGCTATGAGCCTAATTTCATATGCGGTCAACCAGGAATACCCGATATGCGGTGACTTTGTAAGTGGCGAGGGGTGAGATCATGAGAACAGACATTGAATTAATTAAAGAGACATTTCGTACAAGAATTAAGCATGGCATTGTAACTGTCAGCGGTGTTAACCATCAAATACCAATCTTTCGGTCACTTGCCAATGCTCAGGATGAAATCATTATTGATTTATATCTTGACGATACGATTGTTGGCAACATCACTAGGGCAACGCTGGTGCTGGACAATGGACAAGTCATTCGTGAAAGGTCAAATCTCGGAAACAAAGACGGAACATATGGATTGCTGATAGGCTTCAAGTGGAAGCTGTCTGCGGTAGAAATAAACTAAGGAGGTGCAGAAATAATGTACCAAATGAACCAGTGGGTGGACAGGGTTAGGGATGCTAATGGCAACATCATTGTGCCTGGCACCCCGTGGACAGGCCGTTTTTCAAGTCTATCGTAGAAGGAGACGTCGTGAAAATTTACGTCTATTTTAACGATACGACAGAAATGGAGGTTGAAAATATTGAATCCTTATAACAAAGTCGGATGGAAAGACCATATCGTCGACGTGACAGGTGAAGTCATCCAGAATGGGACGCCGCTGAACGAGAACAATCTCGGCCATATGGACGACGGCATTCAGGCAGTTACCGCGCAGACAATAACGCAGGATGCCTCTATTACGCAGCTTCAGGTCGAGCTCAAGGCCTTAAAAGATGCAAGCTTGAACAATGTGACCAGTAACGTGTTTATTGAGAACTTCAGCTCACTCAGCAATATCAAGCTCAGCAACGGTATTTATGACCCGGTGGCGTGGAAAATCTATGTATAAGGTCGCGTGCCCGAGGAGGGAGCTGAGTGGCTTGATAGGGAATTTATTCAGTGAACTGGTTACTCTATGCACCGGCGATTACTTCGGCCTTAAGGATGATGACCTCGTTCTCTCCGGCATCATCATGGGTACAGACAAGAAAGCGGCAATCAAGCTCACCGACTATGGATGCGAGTGTCACGGGGACGTCCAAGAGCTTGAGAGGTTGCGGGGAAAGAGGTGTTTGATTCGTGGAGCCTTCCATGCTACAAAAGAAAGCTGAAACCTTCCTCGACTGGATTTACCCCCTTTTGAGGAACTTCCCTCAGTCTGAGAAGTTTTGCCTCTGCCAAGAAATAAAACAGGCATGTTACAGGGTCATCCGGAACACGATGATGTACAGCGCGCTCAAGGCGGATGACCGCGTCCATTACCTCCGGGAAGTGGATGCAGACCTCAAACTCCTGCTCATTCATTTTGGGATGGCAAGAAATCAGAAGTATATCACCCAAAAGAAAGCCTATGAACTGCAAGAAAAAATCTCCGAGCTCGGGCGCATATGCGGCGGCCTTATAAAGGCCCACTACGGGAAAAAGTAACTACTCACAGGGTTGCCCCTGCTTGACCGCCAACCGTGCGATTCGCGGCTACAATTCGGCCCGTTATTGGAACAACAATGGGCAATCGAATCGCAACGACAACGTGGGCTGGCGGCCCGCCCTGTAAGTCTTTCGTCCGATGCGGTCACGGCTTCATCGGCGAGTCCTTGTTATACTTCAAGGGAGGGGCAATCCTTCACTGTGCAAACGGTGTTAACACATGAACAATGCCATAACTGCCAAGCCGCTTCATGAAAGGGATGCCATTATGACGAACACTATTAAAAGCCCGCTGTTTGACGCAGTCATTGACTTCGACAACATAGCGAAAGGATACCGAGAGACACAACGAGGAGCGCGGAAATTCCAAAAGGAAGCCGTTATCTTCGATATGTGTAGGGAGAGAAATCTCGTCCACTTGTGGCGAGACCTCAAGGATGAAGAGTATGAGGTCGGGAAGTACATCCGATTCAAGGTTTTCGAGCCAAAGGAGAGAAACATCTCCGCTCCTCATATTCGGGACAAGACCGTGCAATTCGCGGTTCACAGAGTTCTTAAGGAAGTCTATAAGCCGGTATTTATTAAAGGCTCATTTGCTTGCCAAGAGGACAAAGGGAATCACCGGGCGGTCGAACACCTTCAGCACAACATGAGAGTGTGCAAATGGAAGCACGGCGGAGGATGGATTCTCAAGATAGATGTCAAAAAGTTCTTTTACTCCATCGACCGAGACATCTTGAAGAGAATCCTTCAGAAGAAAATCAAGGACGAGAAGTTCCTACGGCTCCTTAACAAAATTATTGACTCAAGCCCGGAAGGGGAAAAAGGAATACCGCTCGGGAATGTAACCTCGCAGGACATGGCGAACATCTACCTCGACAAGCTCGACCAGTATTGCGTGAGGTTCCTCAAGGCAAAGTATTACACCCGGTACATGGACGATGTTTGCATCGTGACACCAACGAAGGAACAAGCCCAGGAGTACCTCGAAAAAATCAAGACGTTCCTTGAGGAGAGACTCGGGCTTGAGACTAACCAAAAGACCAAGATTTTCCCGTTGGAGCAGGGCGTCAATGCCTATGGCTTCAAAATCTGGACGACTCACCGCCTATTGAGAGATAAATCAAAACAGGCGATGAAGCGACGCATCAAGCGTATGGATGAAAAGCAAAAGGCGGGAGAAATGACCAAGAAGGAAGTCATTCAGGCCGTGAGCTCATGGCTCGGGTATGCACGATGGTCATGCAGCTTCAACCTCTGCAAGAAGATTTTCGCACCATACCCCTATATCAAAGTGGAAGGAGAGATTTATTTTGGCAGAATATCTCGGAACAATCAATCTCGGCGGACTGTACAAGAGCGGAGCAATCCAACCACGCCCCACTAAACCGTGGCGCATCTGCTCCGCGCCACCAGGTCAGAGTATAGTCGGAGACATTGCCGACTTTAACACCTTGACCACGATGTCAAGCTGGACTATCGGCAACACTCCGGGAACTGAGGCGAATCAGCTCAAATGGCACAGAATCAAGGATGGAGACAAGACCCTCCTTATTTGCGACAGGGTTATCCTTGCTAACGTGTCATGGAATGACCTCAACGGTGACAACCGCATTTTCGGCAAGACCATTACTATTGACGGGGCCGAGTACAAGCTGAGGGCTCTGACGGGCGGCAGTAATTACAGGAGTGGAACGGACGCCTACTCTGGCGGCTCCCCAGCTACAAACGAATGGGACAGATTCGTCACCCGCGAGGAGGTTATCACGGGACTCCCTGCTCCCACTTCGGCAGACCTTGACTCTACCCTTGCAACGGCTGACTACACGAGCACTCACGGCGATTTTTGGCATTGGGCGGGCATGTATTCATGGTGTCAAGAGACTTACACAGGCAATACCGTCATCCGTGCGGTTCGCGGCTACTTTTCGGCCCGTTGTTGGGACTACGTTGGGCTATCGAGTCGCCACGGCGGCGTGGGCTGGCGGCCCGTCCTTGAAGTACTGAATACTGACCCACTGATTTCTGACACAGACCGTAATCTCGGGGATAAAAACATCGACTTTGTAATCACCTATTCGGTCAATGATGCAGATGCGTCCGACGTGCTCACGGTTACAGAATACCGTGACGGCGTGCAGACAAACATCTTCACGAATGCCGTCCGAGGGCAAACGTACAGCATTAACGTCCCGGTCACAAGCCTCAGTTTCGGCACTCATACTGTTTCCGTAACGGTCAACGACGGCAAGAGCGGCACGGCTACAAGAGTATGGACATTCCAAAGAGTGAACGCAGCTCCGACCGTCTCAGGAAGCGACCAAAACCTCGGGGATAAAAACCTCGGCTTTCAGATTGAGTACACGGTTAATGACACGGACGGAGATACGTTGATAGTCGTTGAGAAGCTCAATACTGAAACGCTCAGAACGATAAACAACGCTCCAAAAGGACAGACGCTCACGCTTGGAATTACGAACGAAAAGCTCTTTAGCTTAGCGCTCAACTCGGTCAACATGGCCCGTATTGAGGTCAACGATGGCAAGGGTGGCATGGCGTACAGGACATACACGTTCAAGCGCGTCAACGCCGCGCCGAGTATCTCGGGAGTAGATGAAGACCTCGGCCAACAGACGGGAGCCTTCTCAAAGACCTACATCGTGAATGACGTTGAGGGTGACGCGGTGATTGTCACCGAAAAAATCGACGATACCGTCATCCGGGCATACACCGCGCAGCTCGGCACGGAGGCCACGATCACCCTCGAGGAGGAAAAGTGGCTCATGCTGACGAACGGGACTCATGCTCTCAAAATTGAGGTTGCGGACGCCAATTTCGCGACGTCGATTCGGGTCTTTAACTTCAGCAAGAACGAGACGGAAATCCTATTCGAGTTACCGACCCCGTTCGAGACCGATGCGATGGCGACGAAAGTCCTTGTCGCCCCAACATGGAACATCGAGGGTGCGGAGGCCCATGTGTACGTTTGTAACAACGCCTTTGACGACAATCCGACATGGGAAGACATTACGGCGCAGGTCATCATCAACAGGGTTTATAACTTCATCAATGCGGTGAAAACGGCCACAAGATGGGGCGTAAATATACGCTTCCATATCGTCAAAAACCCCGGATATGAAGGTGAAGTCTCAATAAATGGATTTGGAGGTGCGTTTGAGTAATGCCTAAATTACTAAATCCAAAGTCCCTCTCTGAAATTAAGAGAGAAAAGGTAGAGAAGGCCAAAGATCTGAATATCGATCTCTATGAGGCCGTGGCCGGATTGTATGAGGAATTGCTTGAAGTAAATGCAAGGATTGCCGGGCTTGAAGAGCGTGTCAATACACTAACATAAGGAGGCGGACAGTAATGGCGACAGTTAAGAGTTACATGATTTCCGTATTCGCTGCACTCGTTAAAAGGAAGAAAAGGGACATTGAGTCCCTCCCTGAAGAATACATCGTCCCGGTGGCCGAGCATCTGGCGGCTGAAATAGAAGACACACAGACCACTTAAACCGGGCAAGACAGAAAGAGGAAGCAGCCTCAAGGCTACTCCTTCTTTTTGCCCTATATAACCTCGCTGAAAAGGTAAACTCTACGGTTCAGTCCTACTTCGGGGTGTTGCAGCATTGTAATAGTTTTAAGCTCAAAAGCAAGATATTAAAAAGTTTTATGCTAAGTAGGAAGTAGTCCGTGAAATGTCTTTACGAAGAATTGAGGTGTGACATGAGCAAAGAAAAACGAAACTTTTCAAAATTGTTGGTTACCCTGATAGTCTTGTTAAATATTGCGTTTTCTTCGTCGGTATTGTTTGTTTTCATACAGACCGGCGCAGAACCATCTGCACTGGTGGTTGCATGGTACGCATTTACTACAGGGGAATTATGGCTGCTAGCCAAAATAAAACGTGAAAAAATAAAGAAAGGGGTAGAATGAAATGGAAGTAAACTGGAAGCAAAAGCTCTCTAGTCGAAAATTTTGGGTGGCTCTTATAGGCTTTGTAACCTCTATATTAATTGCCTTAGGAGTAGACAAGTTGACTATCGAACAAATTATCACAATCATTACTGCTGTATCAGCACTAATCGCATACATTATAGGCGAAGGAATGGTTGATGCGGCAAGAGCGAACACAGCAAATCAAGTGCATGATGGACAACAATTTATTGGTTTTACTTTTGAAAAGGATGGTGAAGAAA